GAGCCTGCGCAGCGCCCGTCGTGGTCAGCGACGTGAACATGTCGGTCAGGTTCACAGCGCCAGCGCCGGACAGCGACTGAACGGAAGCCTGAACGTCGCCAACGATGTTGCCAGTGATGTTGCCAGTGACGTTGCCAGTGAGCGCGCCAATGAAACCATTCGTCGAGGTGACGGGACCGGAGAAAGTAGTAGAAGCCATTTTGAGTTCCTCACATGCGAGATAAGTGCAACAGTCTGCATGTCGTCAGCCGGGACTGTCTGCTGCACCGGGAGAACCCGGATTCCCCCGCCCACTCAGGGGGACGCAACCAGTGGGCGGGGGAAGTGGCTCAGACGCCAGCGGTGCCGTACAGGCCGCGCGGATCCGTCCAGCCAACGGTGTAACGCTCCGTAGCCTTGTAGCGCATGGAGTCGGTTTCGAAGTCACCTTCCATGGACTTTTCAAGACCACGACGCATCATCAGCTTCATACCTTCCGGCGCATCCGTCTGCACCCACCAAGCGGTGGTCGACGTGATACGGGAAAGGTTGGCCTGACCCTTCGACAGCAGGCCCATCGACTTGATGGGGTTGATGTCGTTGTCAGCGGTGCCCGTACGCAGAACGCTCTTGAGGAGCACTTCAGCCTGGAACACGTTCGACGGACCAGTCACGATCTGAGTCGGCGTCAGACGGATACGCTTGCCGTTGTTGTCAACAGCGTTGCGGATCTGAATGAGCAGCTGCTCAAGCGACGTCTGCGAAAGCGCAGCGGCAGTGTTCAGCTGGTTGCTGAACGTACCGTTGACAATCGGGTGCGCTGTGTTGATCAGAGACACACCGTCGCCGCCCGTGTACGCGCTGTTGAAAGCGCGGTTCAGGACGTTGGCGGAGAGGGTCTCCTTCGTTTCGATCAGGGACTGCGCGAGGTGCTTCGCGTAGGTCTGGCCGATACGAATGTGGTCGCCGTCTTCCACGAGGACCTTGGTCAGCGCGAACGCAAGACCGTAGACCTTGTAGAGATAACGCTGCAGGAACAGCACGCCACCAGACTGGTAGCTGACCGCCATGCCATCGGGGAGTTCCGGCGCCGCACCGAACCCGTACAGGACAGGCTCTTCGTGGTAGTTGCGCTGAATGCCCTTCTGCTCACGGAAGACCATCTTCCATTCGTCAGCGCGCTGCTCATAGACACCATCGAACACTTCGTTCAGGATGGGCTCAACGACCGACCGGAAGTCGGTACTACGCATAGGAGTAGCCATAGCTCAGAGCCTCCCTTAGACAGAGTTGACAGCAGCCTTGTAGTGGTGCTCGTTGATACGAACGGTCACAACCACATAGGCGTCGGTGAGCGAGTCATTGATGTTGTAAGCGAAGCCGGTGATCTGGAACTGGCCAGAAGTCGCCTGAATCGCAGACAGGAGCGTGTTCGACAGACCCGTAGAAGTCGAACCACCCGGAGAGGCAACAACCCAGTCGCACTCCTCGCCGACAGCGGACTGAACCGAGTCGGTGCCAGCAGTGCCGGGATTGTTGTACTGGACGTCGAAGAGCGTTTCCGGGTCGTCATAGACCCAAGCAACGATCTGCGTTCCGGTCGTGCCACCCGGCCAGTAAGGCGAAATGGTGGGCTTGCCGGAGGAGTCAAGATACTGCACACCGGCGAAGATGCCAAGCAGCGCAACGCCATCGACGGTGCCCGAGCGGGTGCCATCGGAGGTGCCAAGCTGAATAACGCCGTTGTCGGTGAGCTTTACAGGGTCGCCCGAGAAAATGCTAGCAGCATAGGTCGAAGCGATCGTATAGGCTTTCGGCCGCATCTGGCCACTGTTGTGGTACGACGGACGGAAGCCAAAGGGCGCGCTAGTCGAAGACATAGTTGCTCCTATTGGGTTTAGGGGTTGCGTTAGGAGAGATCAAAGATCGGCTCCCGTTGCTGCCCAATCTCCATGTTGCCATCGCCCATTGTCAACTTCGACTTGGATGCCCTAGCCTGTTGCTCGAGGAACTCTGCCGTATCGGTGAGCTTTTCCTCTTCCCGCATCGGCGCGTCGTGATGAGCTTCGCGCATGTACTTTTCGTACAGTGAGAGGGGGAGCTTGAAAGCAAGCATCTCGTTCACCCCGATGAACCCCTGCCAATCACCAGTTTTGATGGTGGCATATTCCCAGCCGGGAACGTCTTCCGGCTTGACGGGTTCGTAGCCCAGACGAATTCTCATCTGGATGGAATCTCGAGGATTAGTCGTAGTGAGCCAGCAGCAGTGCCAGCCTGGGATCTGTGGCAAGTCCGGAAGAGAGGACTGGAAGAATTGTTGACGGAACATTGCAACCCGCTCATCGTCGGAGATCTCGCGGTTCTCAGTGACAGCCCTATCGGCCATCGCACGGTTAGCGCGATTCTCACCAGCGGATTTCTTGAATCGTTCGTCAGTCATGTCTCGCTCCTTGCAGCGATTGAGTTGATTATTTCCGGTTTAGCGCTAAAAGGAAAGTCCTTTTATTGCTTGTTCATTCGGTCGTACTCGGCGTAGCGTTTGACGTACTTCATACGCAGAACCGGGTCATCCCAAACACCTGCTTCGATCAGCGCCTGCTTTCTTTCAGGGCTAATGAAGATTTCCTTGCGGGTGGTCGCAGGCGCATGCTCTTTACCAGAGCCCACTGCCGGACCGCCGCGCGGCTGACGCTCTTTTTCGACCTTGGCTGCTGGCTTGGACGGCTGACCGAACCTTTCGGGAAGTCGGCGTGCAGCGCGAGAACGGAGCTCGTCCCAGTAGTCTTCCGTCTGGGGGTTGAACCCGTCTTTGGCCAGAGCTTGATCGATCGCGAGGACGATGGCGGAATCTTCGTCACGACCCTGCGGATCGTACCAAGGATTCTCGTTGATGAACTCGCGAGCGTAGTGCATCGTCAGGTCGTCGACCTTCGGAGCAGGGACAGCCTGTTTGGCAGCCTGCTGCTTCTGAGCTGCAAGCTGATTGGCCATCGAGATCGCCTGATCGCGATAGCGCAACGCCTGAGCGACGTCCGCCCCATTGCCAGACTCAATCGCCTTAGCGATGACTCGCTCGGCGAGCTCGGCATCACGTTTAGCTTTTTCTATCTGAGCATCAATCTGGTTGATGTCAAACTGCTGGGATCTCTGCTCCTGAGCGGTCAGTCGCCGCTCAAGTTCGTCATTCCGTTTGCGCAGGAAATCTAGTTCGAGCTTGTCTCGAGTAATTGCTTTTTCTCGACGCTCTTTCCGCTCCTGCTTTTCCTGACGACGACGCTCGCGGATAGCTTCGCGTTCAGCCTCGTCAGCATCGTCTGCTTTTTGGACCACACGCTCATCTTCATCCTCGGAGTCATCCTCGGTTTCAGGAGCAGCAGCTTTTGCCGGATCTTCTTCGACAATGACAAGTTCTTCTTCCTTGCCCTTCACATCGACTTCATCGTCTTCTTTCAAAACGTCAGCCATTGTTCATCTCCTATCAGATGAATGCTTTTACAGCAAGCGGGTCGCCGGTCACGTCACCAATGATGTCGAGGTCGTTGAAGATTACGAACATCGCATTGTCATCGCGGGTGACAGGAACCTCCCAGCGGTCGCCGCCGTATTTCGGAACACGGACGAAATCGCCCGGATGGCACCAATCGCCTTCCGGCCACGCCTGCATCGTGTCACGATTTTTGAATGCCAGCGGACCGAGCGAGATCACCTTAGCGACCTGCGTGTTCCACTTCTCGGTGTCTCGGGTGTCCTCAGCGAGGATAATGCCACCTTTTGACACCCGCTTGGGTGTGCGAATCTGCACCAGAACGCGGCTACCGAAAGGCCGGACGCCGGGATCAACCGGCGGAAAGGCTTCCGCAATGGCGTTCTCAGAGGTCTTTGTCTCCATACTGCTCCTCATCCAGAAGTTGCAAAAGTACGTTGATTGCTGCCTCGTAGCCTGCTACGACGCCAACGCGATACCCGTACTCGAAAGCATCGCGCTCTTGCGGCCGACTCAAAGCGCCAAGAGCAAACTCTTGCTGCTTGGCTTTGAGTTGAGCCAGAAGTTGTGTTTCGAAATTCACGCTTTGGTCTTCGTGTCTTTGGGCGCGCCAGAACCCGGAAGCGTCTGGCCGTCAACCTTGAGACCCGCAGCCATGCGGTGCTTCTGCTTTACAGCGGCATTGTCGAGAGAAACAGTGCCAGTCGTGGGCTTGTCACTCATTTTATAACTCCTTACCTAGCGCCGGGATTGATGCCTGTGCCGGTGCTCACAGAAAACTTCTCGCCAGACAGCATTTCCAACTTGGCGAGATCCATGGCCGTTTGATTGTCGGCTGTGTTCATGCGCTCGCGGATTGCGAGGTCTGCCGCTGTGCGCTGATCCTCTGCCGCCTGACGGATACGCTCGCGCTCCAATTCCAGTTGACGCGCACGCTCCTTCTCTGCCATAGCCATTTGATCCGACTGCTGGGACTGAGCGAGCTTCTGCTGTTCGAGCTGAATGCGCTGGGCGTCCGCCTGTGCGCGCTGCTGAAGAGCCTGCTGCTGAATGCCAGCGTTGATCTGGGCGATCTGCATTGAGTTGTCGGGAGGCATCGGAGGCTGCGGCTTGAATTGCTGCGCCGCCTGATCGATCTGCGCGAGCTCCTGCGCAAAAGCCCCGAGCTGCTGCTCGATGAACTGTTGCACTTTCATGATCACCTGAACCTGCTCGTTGGCTTCAGATTGGATCAATTCGTCACGCTGCGCCATGTCAACCGCATTGTGCGCCTCAACCAGATAGTAATTCAGCAGGTGATCCCGCAGATGAATCGCCATCGGATAGATGTACTGCTTCATGATCGCAGGATTGCTGCCGAACAGCGGCGACTTCAAGAACGCCATGTGCGTCTGAAGGTGCGCGATGTGATCCTGTTTCGGCAGGACGTAAATCGGGCGACCCATCGACGCTGCGACGTTCTCAGAGACCGGATCCATGTCTTCGGATCCAGGTTTCGGCTGAAGAACCTCGTTCTGAGGAATCTTCATGTCACGCAGGAACCGCTCTTCGACTTTCCGCTGATCATACATCTGCGGGAGCATCGCAGCGCGCTGCATGAGTGCCTGCGTCTGGACGAACCGCTGTGTGTCGCTGAAAATCTGCGGATCGCTGACCGGGATCACGTCCATCGGACCATCAAAGTCGGACGGGTCGATCTCGAGGCCAGCGTAGTTGGCTTCAATGTCTTCCTCGGTCAGATATGCCGAGTTGATCCGGTGCAGGATCTTGAAGCAGCGCGCCATCGAGTTGTGCAGACGCGAATGGATCGAGCTGAACACGACCATTCCCTGCTCGATGAGCGCCATTGTGGTGCCGACAGGCTGATTAGGGTTCGCATCAGACAGTTTCTCGAAAGAAGTCTGAACAACGCCCTTGCCTGCTTCGACGAGGAACCCAAGCAGGCTGAAAAGTGTCGGACTCGGGCCGTTGAAGGGCAACGGCATCGCGATTTTGCGGACATCGTCGACCAATGCGCCGCCTTCAATCTCGACAACCTCCGTCGGCTGGACATTCAGCGTCTGTCCGCCGGGTCCGCCCTTCAATTTCAAAAGCGTCGGGACATTCTGGATGTGCGCCGAGTCAAGCAGAGCGCGCAAAGCCCCAGTGGCAGCACCACTCAGGCCACCGATCATGTGCGTCAGGCCGATCGGGTATGCTCCGCGCCACGGAACGAACGGAAATTCGACGATCCAGTCGAGTTCTTTGCGCTGCTCGTCGTCGGGTTCCCAGTTTCTGTAGAGACTGAGAGCTTTTCCGCTGGTTTTGTCGATGGAAATGATGTATGGCTCGGGTCCATCTTCAAAATCGAGGCGCGTATAGACCTCGAAAATGGTCCGCAGACCATCTTCGTTGTAGGAATTGTCCTGCCTGCCTTCGATTTTGTCGTTGGCTTTGGTCGATTGGCTGAAATCCGGCTCTTCAGGCACCCCGACATCAACATCACGGTACATTCCAGACGTCACTCGACGCTGATATTCCATTTTCGTGATGTACTGGACGTGCGTTTTCCGCTCTGCAGTGTAGAAATTTGTCGCTGCAAATGGAAGATATATGTCGTCGATGGGCACGAACTCAGACATCGGGCGACGATACTGGCTCGACCACATGAATTTGAGGTACTGGCCACCACCGAGCGGGAGCTGTGTGCTCAGCTGCTCCAATTCAGAGCGGAACTCGACCATCTGCTCGGT